GCGGACGTGACGGTGTTGTCGCCACCGTTGGCGAGGTTGTTGAAGGATGCACCAAACTCCGGGTTGTAGGAGATCTGACGCAGGCTTGCCTTGAATGCCGTGTTGATCCCAGCGAACGAGGTGATGGGTCCCTTGAGCAGTCTGGAGGTCTTCGGAAGGCGCTCCACAAACGAATCGAGGAAGCGCTTGATACCCGGCTTGAAGTCGCCCTTACCACATCCGGTGCCTCCTACAAGAACCGGCCACAGGTTGAGGCCCTCGCCGGATGGCGTGACGTGTCCTCGCCCCGCGATGATGGACATTGTGGTGATTGCCACACACAGCGCCGACTCTTGTAGTGGTAGGTAGGCTTCATCAAACGTGTGCCGCGCCATGTCCTTGATGAGACCTTCCGGCAGACCGTCTATCAGCGATGAGTCACCTATCAGAATTTCCTCTTCCTCGGGTTCCTCCTCCGGCTCGGATCTGCCGAACTCCAGCACGACCTTGTTGCGCTGCTCCTCCTTGTGTCGCTGGCTGGCGCGGGCTTTCCTGATTGAGCGGTTCACATAGCCGTCAGGACCATGCGCGGCTTTCTTGATCTCGCGCTCCTCGTTCCACATAGGGGATTTGTAGAACAGGTCGCGGACCTGCGGGTCGGAATCAGTTAGATCGCAAAGCATGGCAATGAAGGCGTAGTCGGCGTTACTATGGTCATCGTAGTATTCGGTAAACTGCTGCCACCGGCCGCAGGAGACCTCGTGATATTTGCGCCCAAACACGTCGCATCCCCACTGATAGATCGTCATGTTCGGAATCTCCGGAGGATCTTCGTTCAGGCGCACTGACTTTGCGTTGACCACACCACCGGACAGCCAAGTGTGGACCGTCTGGAGATCCTCATCAGGAACGTCGAGGATTTCAGTTCTGTCAGGAATGACATCGCCCGTCATCAGACAGAAGCGGCCTTCCTTGAAGATGCCTGCGTGTGGTTTCTTGGGATGGCGTCCCTGTCCCTCGAATGATCCACGGGCGATCAGGTGGACGCCGCGTCCCGAGATCGAGCGCTGGGCATACGTGTTGATGCGCTCGAAGACCTGTTGCTGTTCCTCATCTTCGATGGCATCGAGGTCGATGAATGTGAAGGGATCGGTGGAGCTGAAACAGAAGCCGAGGTGCTGACGCTTGCCGGACGCGACATCGGCTTTTGCTTCCTTGTAGGAGCGCCATTCGGTAGGTCTGTTAGACGCCGCGTGCTTGTCGGTGCCGGGTGTAAAGGCGATCTTGGTGGTGCCTTCGATGTCGAAGCACACCCATTGATCCAGCCTGCGCAACTCGCGAGGGATTTTAGAGGGCATGGTCGTCGGCGTCTGGAAGCTGGATGAAGGATTTTCCTGTTAGGAAGACGTGGAGCTTGTCGGCGTCTTCGAGTGAGAGGCTTCTGTTAGACGTGAAGAAGCGGTAGATTTTGAAGTAGGACACCCCGGTCTTTTCGGAGAGTCTGGCAAGCGGCATCCCTCGGTCGTCGATGGCTTGCCGCAGTGTGGTCAGCAGAAGTTCTGAGTTCATGTGGCGGGGGGACGGATAACCCTGAAACCCTTGGAATTGCAAGCCTGAAAAGTTTTTTGCGATTTTTTCATTTTTCCTGTTGACGTTCGTTTGGCGAGGGATTATCACTTCAACCGTCAGCCGCAAGGTGGCAATTCGGTAACGCACCGGTCACTGCTTCCGAGCACACCGTCTAATACAGGTTCAAGTCCTGTCCTTGCTCGCTGACACACTACCCCTAACCACCAAACATCATGTCCAAGAAAATCACTGAAGCCGTGCTCAAGTCGGCACGCGAGGATCTCCAAGAGATCTCCGAACAAATCGCCAAGCTTGAGGAAAAACAACTCAAGATCCGCAACTTCATCGCCGATGGTTTGCACGACGGTGACAAGGGTTCCAAGACCGTCACGGTCGGATCAGTCAAAGTCACCGTCACCCGCTCGATCAATTTCTCCATCACCTCCGCCGAAGCGGAGCGTCTCACGCAGGATCACGGTGCCCTGAGCACTGAAGTCCTCGGCTGGTCGCCGCGCTGTAAGACAGCCATCGCAAATCACCCTGAACTCGCGGAGTATTACACCACCAAGCCGGGTCCGCCGCGCATCGAGTTCAAATCCTAAACTTCAAGCGGGAGTAGCTAACTGGTAAAGCACTGGATATTTAATCCATCAAATGCAGGTTCGATTCCTGCCTCCTGCCCCAACCGTTAACGTAATGAAAATTTCAATCACCACCACGCATGAACTCGTGTTCGCTGTCGAAGCCTTCTGGAATGAGGAAGGTGGGATGGGTTCTGAACAGTTTGGTGAAAATGTTGCCACACTTGAAGAAGCCCTCACACTCCTTCAGGCAGCCCGCGCACATAATGCCGAAAACAACTGGATCATCACAATCAACGTCTCTACCAAGAGCAACCGCGCCTAATCTATCACTATGAGTGATTGCTTCGACCACGCAGGACAAGCGGACGCACAGCCGACCGGACTGCACCATAGCTCAAACTCCCCAACGTTCTCACCAACACCACACACTAAACACATGGCTATCACACTGAAAAAGACCGCGCAGTCCGCTGCGATGACGTTCAAGAAAATCGCGATCCACGGACGCGCCGGTATCGGCAAGACCACTTTGGCAGCGACGGCAGCGCCGTTCAAGCCGCTCGTGATCGTCACTGAGAAGACCGGCGAGGAATCGCTCCAGCCCCGTGCCATCGAAGCGGTGTATGGAAAGAACACCCCCGGCATCCTCTACGACATCGACTATCTGGAAGCCTACACGCCAGAGGACTTCGAGGCAGCGGTCAAGTTCGCAACCAAGTCCGATCACGACCTCGTCATCTTCGACAGCTTCAGCAAGGCGTCCCGCCTCATCCTCAAGGCTGCGAAGAAAGAGAACGCCCACGGGCTCAAGGCATACGGCCAGCACAACGACATCGCCGTCGCCTTGATCGAAGACCTCATGGATCAGCCGAAGCATGTGGTCTGTGTCTGCCACACTTCGCGCCAGCAGGACGGCGAGTCCGGCGAGGTCGTCTATCAGCCTTCATTCGAGGGCAAGGGATTCGGCGAAAAGTTCGGCTATGAACTCGCACACATCCTCCATCTGGAGATCGCTCACGACGACGAGGGCGAACCCTACCGTGCGCTGCGCTGCCATCAAGGTGACAGCGACAAGTTTGCCAAAAATCGTGGCGGTCTGCTCAAAGAGCTTGAGAAGCCCCACCTCGGCGAAATCATCCAGAAGCTTTCCGGCGTCACGAAAAAGAAGGTCCGGTAAAAACAAAGGGGTGAACCAAGGACAGAGTTCGACTTTACCAGCAAGTTCCGCAGCGTGCTAACTGCCACCCCACCACTCTCCAACCACACCACAATATGAACCCCGTCAAACGACTCATGGGTGCCCTGCTGGGCCTCGTCCACGTCCCCTCGCCCGTCACCAAGGAATCCGAACCCTACCAAAACCCAGTCTTGAACTCGATCCGGTTTCGGTCTAAATTCGTTCCCAACGGTCCCCCGCCTGCGTCCTACAACCGGCGCAATCAGCGGAAGATCCGCAAAAATTTCCGTCGCGCTATTGCTGCGGGATACTAGACAAAACAACAAAACACAACACTAACACCATACAACAATGGCTTGGTCACTTGACACCAAAAAAGACAAGGGCTTGTCGCCCAATTCCAAACTGCCGGTTGGTCGCAAGACCTATAAGATCGTCAGTTCCACCCAGAAACCCGACACGGGGGATCAGTCCGGAAAAACCATGACCGTCGTTCTTGGCGTCAGCGCCGGAGGCTCCAACTACACGGTTTTCCTCAACGTCGAACGCGAGGGTCAGCAAGGCGAGATCGCCCTGCAAACTCTCCGCGACATCGCAGCCGCCTGCGGCATCGTGAAGCTCAGTCCGAAGAACCTCGCCGCACTCGTCGGTAAGTCCCTCGTGATCGACGTGGTCGAGAAGCAGGGCAAGGGCGAGAACGCCGACAAGACCTACTCCAACATCCGCACGGTGGAAGCCGTCGGCGGTGAGCAGGAGGAGGAAGAAGAGGAAGAGGAGGAAGCTCCGCCCGAGAAGCCCGCTAAGAAGCCCAAGCCCGATCCGGAGCCGGAGGAGGACGACGAGGAAGAGGAAGACGACTCGGATGAGGATGACGATGATGACGACTCCGACGATTCGCCGCCTCCTGCCAAGAAGCCGTCCGGCGCGAAGAAGCGTCCTTGGGATTGATAGCTCTGGAGACGAAATAATCTGACGCTCCACAAACCACGTTAGATCCGCGTGGTCCCGGCGATACGGGACGCCACATTCCAGCCTCCGCAGTGAGGGCACATTTATAAGTCCGCAAGGCATAATGTTAGCGACCTGACCGGGGGTTGGAATGTGGTTCAAGAGTAAGCAGGTTGCAGAACCCGGCGCACAGGCGCAAAATCAAACCACACGGATACCCACTACCACCCCGCAGAGCGGACACCGGATCAGTCACCGGATATAATGTGGATCAATACTTGCGAGATCATTACCCAGCCGTTCAGGGTGCCCACGCGCAGGAAATAGTAACGGCTCCACCCCTTTCCCAGCAAATGAAGCGTCATGCAGCCTCAACAAAGCGGTCGGTCCTGACTAAAGAGTGAGAAATATCCGTCCGGTTGCGCCCTCGCAGTCACGCAGAAAACCCGGAGGCGCTTCACCACTTTCCACAATACTAACACAATATCCGCTAAGATCAACACTGGGCGAACGCATTTAACTTTATGTCCGCAAACCGCACCTACCCCACCGAGCGCCGCAAGGCATGGGCCTACGCTGAACGCATGGCTCCCAACGACTCTGAGCAACAGCAGAAACACTTCGAGAAACGCTTCGCTGAACTCGTCAAGGACGCTGACGCCAAATACCAGACCCGTCTTCAAGGCGGCAGCGGCAACCACCCGCGCCAAGCCGTGAGCTTCGAGACCGGCAAGTTCAAGCGTGGATGCTCAGGCTTTGGTTACTTCAATCCGACGGCATGAAAGACCTGCGGAAACCAGCAAAGGAAGCATGGCAGAAGTCGGAAGACTCTCTTCAGCAAGCCTGCGCGGCATTCGCCAAGAAGGCGCTGTTTGAGGCGAAGCTTCCGCAGGTGTGGCATCACTGCCCTAACGGCGGACGACGCACTCAGCGCGAGGCTGGAAAGCTCAAGCTCATGGGCGTGTTGCCGGGAGTGCCGGATACATTCCTGCCGCTGCGGTCAGGTGAATACTGCGGACTTTACATCGAACTGAAGAAAGCCGGTGGGTCCCCATCCAAGGATCAAGTCGCCTACATGAAGACAGTCACGGAAGAAGGCTACTTGGCAGTCATGGTAAATGACCTCGAAACCTTTAAGGAAGTATTGATAGCATATTTAGATCAACGCAAATGAGATCCCCTAACCGAAAGATCCATCTCCGCATTATCAACCGCGATCCGAAAGCGATGCGCCAGTTCGGTATCCCGTGCGGCGTCAATGTCTGCTGGACCAAGGACACCACATCCATCGTCACACAAGTCACCTGTCTCCGTTGTCTCAAACACCTAACCAAAATACCGACGTGAAAAAGCGTATTCCAACATTTATTTGGCAATTTACCCAGCACATCTTCTGCGCGGGTGCCTTGCGTAGAGCTGTCCACCCTGAAGTGCCGCGCCACACGCACCGTGATGAACGCCACCTCACCTCCACACAAGATGAGTGGATGCGCACTAACAAGCCGCTCTACTACACCGGCATCGCACTGACGGACCTCCCGCACCTTCCACAACACCTTCGCCATGTCTAACCTTGAAACTGCCATGACCACTGCCATGATCGCAGTGTGCGCCATAGCTTTTGTCATCGGCTATTACTTCCCACGCTAATGCTCGACACCGCACTCATCAAGCAGGCGATTGAGGACCTCCCCCCCTTCGCGGAGATCCACAACTACACAATCCCTGCACGCGACGACAAGCCGCGCTACTATCTCGGATGGTCCAACCTCGGCAGCGAGTGCAAACGTGCTGTGTGGTATGACTTCCGCAAGGTCGCCAAGAAGGTGTTCCCGCCGCGTATCTATCGTCTGTTCAATCGCGGTGCTCGCGAGGAGTTCATCTTTGTGATGCTGCTTCGCCAGATTGGCTTCACCGTTCACGAGACCGACTCCGCAGGGAAGCAGTTCAGCGTCAAGAACCTTGAAGGGCACCTATCGGGCCACATGGACGGAGTCGGCGAAGCTCCGGCGAAGTTCTGGGTCAAGGGCAAGCCGAAGCCGTTCTTGGTCGAGTTCAAGACGTATAATGACAAACGCTTCCAGACGCTAACCAAGTCCGGTGTCCGCGTCAGTGACCCTAAATACTACGGTCAGATGCAGGGCTATATGGGCGAGGAAGGCTTGTCCGGTGGCTTGTTTTGCGCAGTCAATAAGAACGACGACGACCTTTACTTCGAGTGGGTCCCGTTGCGCAACAAGGATCATCAAGCTCTGTTAGGTGCTGCGGATGAGATCGTCAACGCGCAAACACCTCCGCCGAAACTGTCCAACTACGTGACGGACTACCGCTGCAAGTTCTGCGATTTCAAGGGCGTCTGCCACATGGGAGAAGCGTCAGTCAAGTCGTGTCACTCCTGCAAGTTCGGTGAACCGGCCGAAGGCGCGTCGTGGGTGTGCGCGAAGGGTAACGAGTTCGGAAGCGCGTGCAAGGAATGGAAGGACATTGCGAGATGAGCACTATCTGGGCACCCTACTCAGGACCGATCTGCCACGACCTACAAGGATGAAAAAACAAGACCGCGAATACCAGTCAGAAATCGAGGACGCTATCTTCGAGCATCTGTTCGAGGGACAAGGCAACTGCATTGCCGCAGCCCCCGGAGGCACCGGAAAATCGTTCGTGATGGCAAAGCTCATTAAGAAGCTCGTCACGAAATGGCCGGGAACGCGGGTGATGCAGCTCGCTCAAGACTCCAAGCTCCTCGATCAGAACTGCTCCGAACTTCTCGGTCTGTGGCCGGATGCGCCAGTCGGCATCTACTCCGCCGGTCTAAAGCAACGCGACACCCGCGATCCGATCATCTTCGCCGGTATCCAGTCGTGCGCCAAGCGTGCGGCAGAGTTCGGGAAGATTCACATCGTCATTGTGGACGAGTGCGACCAGATTTCCCACAAGGATGAGACGCTCTATCAGAAGTTCATCAAGGCGCTCAAGGACGTGAACCCGAACCTTCGCGTAATCGGTCTGACTGCCACGCCTTACCGGCTGGGAATGGGATGCCTGACGAACCTTCCACTGTGGGACAGGATTGTCATCGACCTCACCAAGACGGAGCGATTCAACTGGTTCATCGAGCACGGGTTCCTTTCACCGCTCGTCACCAAGCGTGCGTGCCGGGAGATGGACATCACACACCTCGCCATGAAGGGTGGGGAGTTTGATGAGAAGGAAATGCAGGAGCTTGCTGACACCGACGAGCTGAACAAAGCCGTGGTCGAGGAGTGCATCCGCTATGGGCAGGAGCGCAAGCACTGGCTTGTCTTCAGCTCCGGCGTGAAGCATGGACACCGGTTGGCGAAGCTCTTCAACTCCAAGGGTGTGACGGCAGTGATGCTTTCCGGCGAGGACTCGATGAAGTATCGTGAAGAGCAGGAAGCTCTCTTTCGTGAAGGTAAAATACGGTGCCTCATTAACTGCGGTCTCTATGGTAGGGGATGGAACATGATCGGCATCGACCTCATCGCTTGGGCACGAGCAACGCAGTCTGTTGCACTGTGGGTTCAGGGCTGTGTTAGAGGAACACGACGCGCAGGCGGAAAGGTCAACTGTCTTGTGTTAGACTTCGCTGGCAACACCCGCCGACTGGGTCCGGTGAATGATCCTGTCACGCCTACCCCCCGCCGCAAAGGTGACGCCGTGAAAGGAGAGGCTCCCGTCAAGGAATGTCCGGAGTGCCATAGCTACATCCACACACGCGTCATGGAATGTCCGGATTGTGGTTACAAGTTCCCCCCGCCGAAAACCATCACCAAGAAAGCCGCAACGGACGACATTCTGGCAGGTATCAAGAAGGAGGCGCAGATCGAGGACTTCCACATCCGCAGCATCCGCTACAAGGCGAAGGTCGCGAAGTCCGGCACGGAGTATCTTGAGATCACATATGCCGTCCTTCGGTGCTGTTTCAATGGGTTGCCAAATGTTCATATCAATCCTTCCAAATAGTGCTTACCACACACACGTTCTCGTTGACCGAGCGGATGCGTGACTGGTTGTCGGCGTA